AGCAATCACAAATCTCTTTTTCATTCAAAGTCAATGTTGGAGTCATGCTCTAGTGTATTGAGGGCGCCTCTTATTTCTTCCATTTCCTCCTCAGTAAAGTGGACCCCTACACTTCGCAAGGCACTGGCCTGAGCACGTAGTACATCTGCCATCACTTGGCTCATGGGCTGCGGACCTGATGGCACTTGAAGGAGACTGGCGGGTATTACCTCTTCAAACAACTGCATCGCCAAATTGCAAGACTTCATGAAGTCATTGTCTCCTTTTCTCAACAGTGATTTCTGAGTTGCATTGAACCTTTTTAGGGTGTGGAAGAGATTTCGGGGCAATTCCAGGGAGGTCTCAACCAGGGTGTTCAGTTCACGAGAAAAGCTGGTAATCTCTGCGGCATCAGCGGTAAATGGGTTATTGGGGTTCATGACTCTCTCCAAGTACCGAGTGGCTTGTGGATTCTGCTCGTGCGTGATCCATTTTAGTGCCAGTTCCGGAAGGTGACAATTTGAGAAATTCCAGGGACTGGGGCCACCATCTGACAGAACAAGGGCTGAATCAGGGACCCCTTGTCTCTTCCCTGGTGTACGGTCTATTTTATAGAGCCTCCTTACATTGTCAACTCCAATGCCCAGCCTAAACTGTGCTCCCACGAAATTGACAGTCCCTGACCTTAAGGATGTTGCCGTCTGAGACGCTACTGAATGGAAGTCATCTGGAGGGTTGCTTCCTTCTGGCCTTAGGGCAGCCGTTCCAACCCCATATTGGGCAGTGAAGTCACCGTCTTGGTATGCTGATGTATACTCTCCAAACTTTAATTGGAAGAACCGGGTCTTTTTCTGCGATATGTTTATCCCTAGTAGCTTTAGATTGTCGTAAAATCGGTTTATATTCTCCATCAGCAGCTGCCTGGTCTTCCCTGAAAAGACAGTCATGGAATCATCACTGCTCCTGACTGTCTTGCAATCCATCCCAGGTTGCAGCCTCCACTTGGTGGCCGGCAAGGCCAGAGTGGTACTCCCCGCATTTAGCATGCCCATAAGCATTCCGAAAGGCGCTTTGACGTAGCCCTCACTGTCCAAATGTTCCTTAATTTTCCGGAACCACTCCAACGTTTTCTCATTCATGTATTTCTCATGGTCTTCCTTCCATTGCAGCAGTGCTGCTCTTGTCTGATTGTGTATCAGGTGACCCTTCCCTAAGTAGATCCTTTTGTGGGACAACAAGTAGAAGGCTTGTTGAAAAATTTGCCTCATAATTTCAGCGCTCTCAGGAGGCTTGGGAAGCCCCATTTCCTCCCTTATAGAATGGGACCACCATATCTCATGCATCAGGCAGAAATTCTCTGGTGCCAGGCACTCATTCCACTTAGTCGCATCTTCGGTCGCCTGGATATTGAACTCGTTCAGAGATAGCCCATCCGGTGTGGCGATGATCTTAGCTCTCTTTTCTTCACCTCCAATGCTGATGGTAGAACTGACCATCTCTTCTTGTTTACCCAGCTCCAGATGGAGCTCCTCGACAATCCACAAGAACATCCTCAGGATTGGGTTTGCGGATGCGATCGCCCTCCTTTTTAGTTTGCCCCTTTCCTTGCTTTTCAAATAAGAGCAAAAGGCGGTGGCCCAGCCCATCACCGTCTCCCTCACATCCTCATTCCTTGTCAGGTGGACAGTCTCTAGTACCACCACTGCTTTCTTTTCTAGTGTTATCACACCCCCCTTCCGCTTTCTTACTGTCTTCTCAGCATTTACCCGCCTATTATAGACCATCTCAGGTAGCATCAACATCCTGTGGAAAGCCTCCACAAAGTCAAGGACTGAAAACCCTACAAGCTTGAGGTATGTTCGAAGCACAGTGGTTATCTCTTTGAAAGCGGCGGCGCTGGGAACACTTCTTTTGTTGATGGGGTCCCAAGTTTGTTTGCCCTTAGTTAGAATGTCCGCATTGGTAGTTTTGAGCCGCTGATACATGGCCTCTGTAACTTTGTCGATGACAGCGTGATGTTCCCTCAGGAAACTCTTGTGCATTTCTTGTGCAGCAGAAAGGTGGAAGTTTGCACAAGTCACATCATATGGGTAGGGGCCATCAGTTTCCATCCAGTATTGTCTCGGCCTCAACCCTTTCCCATTGTCAGGGAGGCGATTGTACTCAAAGGAGCGCAACACCGACTCAGCAGTCTTGGGGGCTGGGGCACCTACTGCAAGAGGGGGGACATTCACATACTTATACAAGAAGGAAACTGCCCCCAGACCAGTGTTTTCAATCCCAACAGGATATGGTCCTACTAATTTCTCTTTTTCCTCCCTGCTCATACCATCTCTTATGAGGGTAGACACTAGAAAGCTGTTCAGGCGCTCCATTATTAAGAAGGAAGCAAAGAGATTGTGATTGC